TTTAGTCAAGGCATATTCTGTAGCCTGAGAATCAAACTTCTGTTTAATTTGACCATTTCCCTCTTCGTCTATATAGCAAATAATATATCCTTTATTTTTATTCTCTGATCCAGTTAACTCGTACAAGGTATCCAAAAAATTTTCTGGAATTTCAAACTTGTTGAATTTTACCTTTTTTTTGGCCATATTTTTGTTTACACTATAAATAGACCCCAAGATTTTCAAAAAATTCTTTACTTAATTCGTCATTAGGGAAAATCTCTATAAGTTGAATTTTATTTAATTCACAAAATTCTATCTTTTTTACATCTCTTTTTATTTGTTTTAAATAACTTCCTCTAGTGTTGTGAAAGAATGGAACAAATTTAAAGTGCTGTTCTCCTTGAACTTCTATTGCTATTTTTTTATTTGCATTGTAAAAGTCCAAAGATAGTCTTGTCCCAGCCACTCTCATTTCCTCAAAAACCACATCTCCTTGCCAGTAACTTTTTAAGAAAATTTTGACTTTTTGTTGCAATTTGCTTTTGCTTTTGGCATCCCACTTTATTAAAGAATTCTTTAAATTTTTTACAACTCTGTCTTTTCCATCAAGCGTTTTGAATTTCATTAATGGAATTTTTAAAATAATTAATCAAAAACTTACAAAGATTAGAGTTGTCTTCAATAAATTTAAATAAACCTTTTTCGCCAGAGAAGTTTTCTGGTATTTCTATTCCAGTTTCTTTAACTAGTTCTATAAAATCTTCTGAAGGTTTCACCCAAGCGCCACTTCTTACCATAAACTCCCAAGCATACAAAAGATCTACAATTTCTTTTTCGATCCAAATTGAATTGCCGTTTTTTCTTCCATATCTAATTGGGTATGGGATTGTTAAGTTTGTTTTTTCATTTGGAGACTTTTTAACAGTGACTTTTGCCCAATGTCCAATTGGGGGATTTTTTTCAAGGTCTATTTTTTTATTACTAGGATCTTGAAGAATCATATCTCCATTAAACCTTGGTTCAAATTCTAAAATCCAATTTGCAAAATGCAATAGAGCATTACCTCCAGTTGCAGTGGTCTGTCTAATTGGAGCTTTAGAATATGGATCTAACTTAATATCTGCCCGTACTTGCGATATAAAGACCGCCATATGCCCTCTCTTCGCTAAAGCGATAGACATACGCTTCATGAAGTTAGCGGCAATTACAGCGCCCCCAGCAACCTTGTTTGAATCTTCAAAAGTTTTATCCAAATCACATTTAGAAATAAGTCCATCTACAGCATCAAGAAGAAAGTAATATTTAATATCTTCTTGATTGTTTGCAACTAAAGATCTCATTGCGTCTACAACAGTTTCGTAAATATTGCTTTCGAATACGAAGCAAGTTCCAGTATTCCAGTTTTCAGCATCAGAAACAAATGGAACTCCAGACCTTTCTTTCATTTCTGGAGAAAGCCTGCCTTCAGCTTTAATATAAAAGCCTTTGGCGTTTGGAATTGTTTTTAAGAAGTTCTTCATTACCTCAAGGGCTTGAGATGTTTTGCCACCTTCATTAATGCCGCAAAACCTATGAAGACCTGGACCAAAACCACCATTCATATGAAGATCTAATTGAAGAGATCCACTAGAAACTTTGTAATTAAAATCTTCTTCAAAATTGAAGTGACTATCTTTGTTTGTCTTTAAGAAATTCAAAAGAATTTCATTTGAAGTAATAATTTTTTCGTCTTTTTTAGCCATTTAAAAAATCTCTAATTGTTTTAATTTTCTTTTTTACCACTAAATCTTTGCCATGCTTAACGGCATCGACTTTATACACATCGTACTTAGAATAATCAATCTCGTAATTGAAATTTCTGAATTTTCTATCAAGTTCAATCTTGAACGCATCACATATAACAATCGCCATACTGTCGAATTTTTTAGCAAAATTAAGTTTAGAAACAAAGTCTTCTGAATATCTTTCTATTAAAGAATTCAGCATCTTCATTTCGCGAGAATAAAAATCCCTAGATGCAGATCTAGGGATTTCTAAGAACTTCTTAAGCAAGTTTCTTTTATTCAATTTTTTTGCCATGAGGCACTATATCATGATCTTAAATCATTGTCTACCATTTTCTCAACTAATTTTTGAAACGATGTTTCTGGTTGCCATTTAAGCTCTTCTCTTGCTGGTGTCGAATCTCCTAAAAGCAAATCAACTTCTGCAGGTCTATAAAATTGAGGATCTATTTCCATTAAAATATTGCTTTTAATGTTTGAGATATTGTGTACGTAATTTGGCAAAATGTATTTTTTATTCTTTCCATCACCAATCCATTCGCCATCAATTTTTGCATGCTTAAATGCTAATTCAACAAATTCTTTAATTGTATGTGTTTCATTTGAAGAGAGAACATAATCTTTGGGTTTTTCTTGATTAAGCATTAGCCATACTCCACGCACAAAATCTTCGGCATCGCTCCAATCTCTCTGAGAAAGAATATTTCCAAGTCTTAATGGTTCAAAAGTTTTTCCTTCCTTTATAGCGTTAGATATTCTCGCTACATTTTTTGTAATTTTTCTAGTTACAAATTCTTCTCCCCTGCGAACACCTTCATGATTGAATAAAATTCCTTGAACTGCAAAAATGTTATAAGATTCTCTATATACCTTTACCAAATGATGAGCAGTGCATTTGGAAACTCCATATGGAGATCTTGGTTTAAACGGATGCTTGATATCTTGTGGTGCATAATCTACATCTCCAAATTGTTCTGAACTGCCAGCGTTATAGAATCTAGTTTCTGGTTTAATGTTTTTAATTGCCTCAAGACAGTAAAGCACGCCCATTGCATTTGTTTGCATGTGGTTAATTGGCATTTTCCAGCTGTTGCCAACAAAAGAATTAGCTGCAAAATTAATAAAATAATCTGGAGATATTTCAGCAAATGTATTATTTATGCTTTCTGGGTCTGTAATATCCATTTCGACAACTTTAAATCTTGGATTTGATTTTAAATGTTGAATATTGCAATGGTTTGGAACGCTAAGTCTTCTGTGCGCACCATAAACTTCAATATCTTCATATTTACATAAAAGATATTCTGCCATTAAACTACCATCTTGTCCTGTTATACCAGTTATTAATACTTTTTTCATATTAATTTTTCTTTTCAGTTATTTTTGAAAAAGGAAAAAATTTATTTTGTAATTTTACTTTATACGTATATCTGAGCATATTTAAATCGTCTACTTCTTTAGCAGATATTTGCCCGTATCTTGCTTTGTCTACAGCATCAAATGTTTTTGTATTAGCGTCTATTAAATTGTTATACTCTTCGGAAGAAATTATTGAGTTGAATAAATTTTCTGAAAGTTGATTTTTTAAAAAAAATAAGCAATTTTGATAATTTAAAAATGAAACTTCTGTTTTAAGTTTTTTATTTTTTACTTCTAGAATTGACAAATAATCAAATGCGTATCCTTCATCTACTTGTATATTTAACATTTTTATTTTTTATTTATGTGATTGTAAAATATTAAGTATGTAATTATAATTATGTTTTCCATGAATTCCAAAACAATATTCTGGTTCATGATTTTTATCAAATTTATTTTCATATGAGAATTTTCTAGCAAGTTCTATTGGAGCGTACACGCATTCATTATGTTCAAAATATTCGCGAGCATAAACGCAAAAATAAACGTCTTCTGGTAAATTGTAAATATTTGGTAATTCAAATCTCGCTTTTTTTGCAACTTCTAAAAATTTTTTACTTCTTAAACAAAATCCACCATTACCTTGCCACTGTATATTTTTTTTAACATACTTTTCAGTATGTTTGAATGGATCTGGTACTCCATTTGGCCAAGGAGCGCCTATATAATCATAGTTTAAATATTCATCATCCCAATATTCCGAATTGACAATGATGCTATCATAATGAACAATTAAAACAAAATCTGTGTCTATTAAATCGCAAAATTCATTTACTAAAATTCTATTGTAATCTTCTGCTTTGTTTATTCCTACATTTTTTAAAACAATATCATGTATTAAATTATCTTCATCCGTAAATAATATTTTTTTATCAAAAAATGGAAATTTTTTAATTGAATACTTAATTGAGTCAATTGTTTCTTTTTTTTTATAGTTGGTTATTCCGCAAATTGTAATTGTTTTATTTTT